GTGTCAAGTGCGGTGCTCATTCTGTCTGCTAGTTGCCCAACAGCGGCTCCAAAGCCAGCATCACCAATATTTCTTTGTGCTCGTGTAACTGAGTCACTCATTCTACTGAGAGCACCAGTTAGTGTGGTTGCTTGTTTCTCAGCCGCACCAAAATATTTGCCACCTTCTTCGCCCAAGTCTTGAATCAATCCAATTAATTCTTGTCCTGAGTTTGCAACACCTAGTATTTGATCGCCAAGTAAAACAGTGGTTCTTCCGTTTTCACTTCTTACTTTTACACCAAATTCTTTTAGACGTTCATATTCACCAGTGAGTGCATCACCAAGTGCTTCTGCCAATTGACTCATATTTTTATTATTGGCACTTGCAATGTTTGCAAATGCTGTCATTGAATCGTTGGCTGTGCTTATACCATATCTGTTGAGAACAACAAATCCATTGGTTAAGTCTTGTAGTGTTTGAGGAAGTCCTTTTGCAAGTTGTTCCATTCTTGCCAACTCAGCATTGGCTCGCTGTTGTGAGCCTAGGTATGCTGTAAGTTGTGCTCTAAAGCCTTCAAAAGTTGTGGTTGCCTGTATGATACCTCTGATACCACTTGTAGCCGCAAAGCCAACAAATGCCGCACCAGCAAGTTTCAACGCTGTGGATACTCTACCAGCCGCACCTTCAATTTGAGTTAAACTTTTGCGAGCCCCTTTACCATTACGGTCCAAAGTTCGCATACTTCTATTAACTTGTGTTAGTGTGCGGTTAAGGTGACTTGCATCGCCCTTAAACCTAATGTAAATATCCTGTGCCACGGTTACCGTCCTCTTTTGTTTTTAGAATTTTGCATTGCTTTCTTTTGTTCTTCTGCTTCCATTTTATAAAAAGCCGCCCAGCCTGCAAATTCCGCTGTTGTCATTTCAAACACTGTTGTTACGGGGAGACCCAAATCCTTTGCTAGTCTAAAAGCAAAAACTAGATCTGGATCTCCTCTAAGTTTTTTTCTGCAATCTCCATATTTGAATCTGCATTGGCACTATTGATTTCCCCTGTGATTCTAATAACCACATTAGGATCTGCTTCATTCATCAGTGTGACTTTATCCGCAGGTCTGAATAACTTGGCTCCATCCTTATCACGTGCTTTTGTAATAAGTGTTTCTACAAGTGCTTCAATTGTTTTGCCTTGTTGGGCAAGATTTAACATTTTTGATTCTTCTGTTAATGTGTTTACTTCTTTGAAGTAAATTTCCAAATCCCATTCTGGAACGTGGATGGATTTCATCTGTCCTGTAATTTTATTTCTAAAATGTCCAGTGATTTTCTCCATTGGTTTTACGGTTTGATTTTTTCCGTCCATATCTATTTTCTCCTTCTAGATGTAGCCTTGAGAGTTTGTTTTGTGAAACCCCTTGGTGCTTGTTTACTTGAGCCTTGCTCCAAACGCTCTATATAAGGCACACGGTTTTCAACTTCAAAACCTGTGCTGTCACTACTAGTTTTCTTCCAGTTGCGACGAGCGTTTCCACTTCTCTTAGGTGTTTTTGACACCACAGTTCGTTGGACTAAGTCAGCGTGGCTGTCTATGGTAGCCGCAATCTCTTGGGATGCCGCTTCCATAAACTGTTTGATACCTATAATATCAACTCGTGCCATCAGTTATCTTATGATGTTGCGTATGTTAATGGGCCTGAGCCTTGGAAACTTACACTTGCTTCAATCATACCGTCCATTTGTGCGGTAATTGAATAGCCAGTTACAAGAATGTTGCCACTCCAGTTTGCTCCAGTGCCTTCAGGATATACAACAAGTCCTACTGGGCTTGCGCCAATTGAACCTTGAATCAAACCATCTAAGTCTGGGTTAGATGTTGCGTCAAAATGTGTTGCGTCCCAATATACGTCTGCACTACCTGAGAATGAGTGTAAACCTTTTACATACTGACGACTTGCATCGCCCATTGCTGTTGTTTCAATTGTGTCTGAAGTTACTTCAATTGAATAACTTCTTACTTCCGCCACCGCTTGTGAATCCACATTGATGACGCCTGCGTTACCTACTAAAGATGCCATAATTAATCTCCTTTGTTATCTTCGTTTAGTGTTACCACCTCTTCTTCTGAAGAAGATTCTATTTCTTCGTCAACGGCGGGTTTAGATGTTACCGTATTTTTTACAGGTTTAGATTTGGCTTTTGCACCACTCCAACCTTGTAATTCGTAATAATCAAGTCTTGAATCATCAATAAACTTGACTACTCCATTTTTTGTTATCTTCATTTTAGTCTCCTTTGCATATACGCCCTCACGCTCTGCTAGTTGTTTTTCATCACATAGTTATACGTGACATCAAAATTCATTACAAATTCAGCCAGTGGTGGTTGACGTTCTATGACTTCAACACTCACTACGGTTGAATCCATTACGACTGAACGTGTTTTGTTTCTGTATCTATCTTCATCAAGAATCTCGTCAACGGCTTCAATTAAGTCGTTGCGTTTTGAATCTAGTTCATTGCCTCTAACAAAACAGCGGATTTGATATCTAATTACTCCACGTTTTCTGCCACTGGCAGAGCCCATAGTAAGTAACTCTCTATCTTCTGTTGTTGTTTGGACTAGTATTGCTGGGAATTGTGTGATTGCCAACTCTTCTACATTGAAAGGTTGGCGTGTTACCAAAACAGGTTTAACTGTTTCAATTTCTTGTAAGGTTTCAACTATGTTATTGGCTAAGTCTTCTCTAATGCTCATAGTTCAACTCTATCTTCGCAATCTTAAGAACACATCTGGAGTTTTTTCAACGTCTTGGAATACATTGTCGTCGTTTGCATCATAGCGAACGCCTTGACGTAAACACAAGTCAAATTCATCTTCAAACCTACCACGATAATAATCCATCATTTCTCTAAAACGATCTGATTCAGCCTCAAACTTTGTAAGTTTAGGGCAAATGTGATATGCTAGTGCGTGAAATACTGTTGCTTTGGTCCATTGTGTTGGATCCAACTTGTCTTCATCCATTAGGACGGCTAAGTTGGAATAGCGAATGTCAGTGCGTCCCTTTTGATAACTTGGGAACCATCTAACTGATAAGAGTCTGTTGATTTCTGATTCTGAGTTTGCTAGTTCTGTGTCCCATTCTAATACACCGTATTCAGTGATATGTGGGTCTACAGCAAGCAAATCGTCAATTGTTGCGTATGCCATACGAAGTCCTTCCCCGTGAATTTAATAGTTGAAACAGTCCTTCTGCTTCTTATATTGTATTTAGCGTAATCGCTAGATACCAGTTTATAATATGCCAAAAAGGGGATCTGTTCTGCAACAAACCCCCTCCTTGATGTAACGTCTTAGCAATTTAACTGTTAACCTAAGTCTTAGTCTGTTGCAGATCCTACAATTTTAACACCGTGAGCGTTTTGTAAAATGGCTTCGCCTTTTACAACACTAATCATAATGTCAGTTGCACGAGCCGCCGCTTGTCTTTGCTCTTCCATTGTTACTCCGCCTCTGATAGCGTGTCCAATAGCACTTGGAGCAAATACAGCGCCAACCATATTTTCTTCTGTGTCAGTGTCAGTGTCTAAGTCTGATTTAACAAGACTTGACTCATATACTGAACAACCAGCAAGTGTGCCAATGTAATAGCCACGAAGTGCTTCATTACCAATAGCGTTTGCTGTAGTTGCTGTAGTTCCGCCTGTGCCTGCAAGTTCTTTCTTCAACTGTAGAGCCTGACGTGGACCTAACACACAAGCCAATGGTCCAATAACTTTATTGCCACGTAGAGTAGCAACAGCGTCAAGGATATTGTCAACTGTGATGATTGCGTCTTCTGTTCCTACAGAGTTAGTGAATGAATTGAACAATGCAAATGCATCTGAATCCATTTTTTCAGCAATCGCTCTACCTGCTTGTGAACCTAAGTCCGCAATCACGTCGCGTTGTGCTGAGTCACGTAACATATCTGTTACTTGGAAGTATGTTCCTACTTCACCTAAGTCAAGTGAAACACTAGTTGTATTTGTGTCTGCCGCAGATGGCGCTGTGCCTTCTGTAAGTGCAGCCGCTGTTACACCAGAGTAAACTGGAATTTGTAAACTTTTACCTGCGTTTGCTGGGAAGTTGAACGGTGTTACGATTTGACGAGCAATTGAATTCTCATACATCGCAAACTGTGCTTCAGCCAACAGATTGGTAAAGAGTTCACTATTGATTGTAGTATTATTAGCCATAATAGTTCTCCTTATATTTTAGGCTATGCAGACTGTTTTCTAAGTTCTGCATATATTTTTCTATGTTCTGGATTTGACATATCCAGTTTGCTAACATCAACATTTTTAGATTCATTCATTATAGAATTTTGTGTATTGGTTGTGCTTGGAGTAGGAGATACAAAATGTGGATTTGTGTCAAGAAATTCTTTTACCAAATCATCAACGCCCATTGCTGTGCCGTTGTCTGTATATCTTACTGTTCCATCAGCGCCTACTACTTCAACTTCGCCTTCTGAGCCTAGTCTTAGATTGCTTTTCAGCAAAGACTTGACTTGTTCTGGGTTGATTGAACGGTATTTTGCCGCCGCATTAACCAAAGGTGTATCCACCCTATATTCTCTAATGATGCTATCTCGTTGTGCGATCTCAGCATCTTTTTTTGAAGCCATATCACTTAGCACTTTTTCAAACTCACCCTTTTTCATTGCTTCTTCAGTCTGCTTTTGTTCAGCCTGTGTCTTCAATTGGCGAAGTTCTTCTAAGTCTCCAAGTTCTTGATAAGGACGAATTGCTTTAT